TGTAGCATTTTTAATATGTTTCCGTGCCTCTGTAATAGCCCACGGTGATATATCAATCCCATATACCTGAGATGCAATCAGTAAAAGAATAGAGATTAATCTACCATATCCACATCCGATATCAAGAACTTTCTTGCTGGTAAATAAATTTTTGAAATGATCAATTATCACCTTCCTCGTTTCTTTAGTTTTAATCTCAAATTCCTTATCTGAATATGAGCAATGACAAACAGTTTTATATCTCTGTAAGTCATAACGGGTATCCCAATATTTCTGCATTAATGCCATAGCCTGTTATCTATCTCCTTCCAGAATTGATAAGAAGCTTGATTGAGCCACATTCTTAGGTTATCAATATCTTTTATTAGATCACACCCCCATGACATATGACCGACACATTCATTCATAATAACCTTACAACCACATAGGGCAGCTTCAAAAATAATCCTTTCCCCAGCTCTATATTCATCCCCAATATGAACAAGATATTCATGTTCGCTATAAAGTCTCGGCATCTCTGTTATAGGTACTTTTTTATGATTTTTAATATTTTCCCCTATAATTAACTCAGGACTATTGCTATAAATATCAAAAATTATCTCTGGATGATCAAATATATACTTTTTTAGGTTATCCCATGTCCTGATTACACGAACATTAGGGATTATTGCGGTATTAGGTTTTCGTTCTACATTAGACACTGGTTTGAATATATTCGTATCTATCGCAAGAGGAAGACAAATCCCCTCACAACCGAATATTTCTTGGTACTTTATCATATGAGCAGGGGACAGAAAAACATTTAAAATAGAATTTTGTAATATCGGTCTTGCAAACTCAGGTCTTTCGATCTCTCTATAATCATGTTCATATTTAGCATAAGGGATCCTCAATTCGTTGGTTGCATATCTAATATCATACATCTGTAAATCGCTGAAATTAAATAGATTATTCAATATCAGTATATCGGCATTGTTTATAGCCATCTGTGAGAAATCATCAGGGATAATAGGTACAATATCAAAACCACAGTCAATGCCTACCTTCATTACCTCTTTCGCTGAAATTTCAGCACCCCCATTATTGTTAACCTTTGTGTCCTGGATCCATGCCACCTTTGTTTTTTTTTGAGACTTAGTTTCATATGGCATCCTAACTTCAGGCATCATTACGGTAGTTTCATATGCCTGTGTATCATAGATTATTTCCCATATGCCCTTGGCTACACCTTTGCGAGCCTTATCATAAGCTACAGTCTGATATGTTCCATAGCTTGCTATAAGTTCAGGTTTTAAATTCTTAACCTTGACTGGTCTTATATCATAATCGGATATCATTTTAAGGAGGGGTGACTATTACAGTCACCCCTATATAATTTCCTTTCTTTATGATATTGAACTATCCAAAGCTGCAAAAGCGATACTAACTCCAGGTTTGCCGTCCATTCTCATAACAAACCGAACCGCAGTCTCATCATATGCGAATCTATATTCCCTTGACGTATCAATAGTCATATCTTGCCTTAATGCCCAGATATAAAATCCAAGGTCACCAAGGATTATGTCACCCTTGTTTCCTATAGCTGGTACATTTCGTGTTTTGACTATCGGATAACCCAAAAGTTGAGGCACCATAGTTGCACCTAGGCTAGTCTGAAAGCCTTCAAGGTAGATTGGCATATTACTCACTTTTTCCTGCCTTAGCGTGTTAATGGTCAACCTTCTGGATAAGTACGTCAAGTTGCTAAAATTCTCATCAAGAGCAGATTCCAAATTGATAACATCATCTCTTTTTACCGTCCCGGCTGTCTGCCTTGCTACCCAGTTAATCGCTGGATCATTCAGGATACCGAGCATTTGAGCATTAGCACCTGTGCCGTCAATTATTTCAGCCTCAATCTTATACTGAAATGCCCTCACGAACAAACCAGTGATATAATTAATAAGGTTGATTGCACTATCCATGATCAGTTCATCGGTTAGCAATATCAACCCTATTAACTTTCCAGCAGTGAAAGTCAGATCATCAAGGTCTACTTTCGTATCAGTCTTTAGCCCACCCTCGCCAGGATGGTATAAGGTTATCCCACCGAAATAACTACCCGCTGTCTGTGCAAGTTTGGGAATCTTAAGTGTCAGTGACCCCATAGGAAGTCTCCACACTTTTGGAAGTATCTGGGACTGAGCCACTGCAAATTCAATGATAGTAGCAAGATATTCTACGGGAACTAATGCTCCGGCATCAGTTGTAGTCATGGGGCCAACAAATTTCGTATTGCTGGTTTGTACTTCCGTATTATATTCAAGAATATCTACTCCATATTGTTTCATAGTGGTAGGATTCCCACGGGACTTTATGACGATTGCGAACTTTTCCATCGCAGGAGATAGACTTAAGAACGGCCCACCTGCAGCCCTTAATGTCCTACCCATTGAATTACCATCAGTATGAATATCCCTAAACCTACTTCTCGGAAATTCCTTTGAGAAGAAAGAGGTATCAACTATAGTCTTGCCACTTTCCCAGACATTATCATCGCCTGAAGGGAATATAGCTGCCCTATTAGTCTTCTCGATCTCCACTTTTAAAGCCTCAATCTGGGGGAGACTCATATCTTTGATGGTCTCGCCGATTATATTTTTTAGGTCATTAATATTCACAATGACTTCACCTTCTTTAATTTCTGACATTTTCTATATAACCTCCGTTATTTTACCTTACCCCTCATCTTGTCTATCTCAGACTGTACCTTTTCACTGATACAACCTTTGATAATAGATTTAAGGAGTTTAGTATTTTCTTCTTTTGACTTATCGTCAATAATGACAAGCCGTTTAGGTTCTGGCTGATTAATAATGACTTCCTTCCCTTCATCCTGGCCTGCCAGTTCTGACGAGGCGGGTAAGGTTGCCTTTTCTATCAGTTTTATTAAATCATCCATCTTTGCTTCAATTTGATTTAGTTTTTTATCAAAATTAGTCTCTTTAGTATCTACCTCGAAGAACTCAGCGAGTTCAGGTATAAGATATTTGGCAAGAGCATACATATGAATATCTTCAAGGGTTTTATCAGATATGATTTTTAAAAAAATCTTACCATTTTCCTTTTCCCATGGTGGAGTACCCTTATCAAAATCCTTATAATGCCCAGCCACATGCCTCTTGCATCCTGGCATATCGGTATCTGGCATATTCATTCCACCCCTTGCTCCCATGATCACAGCCGATAATGCCCTTACCCCATTCCATACACAATTATGACTTCCCGCCTGTCTGTGATGCGGGCCTTTATATGCGGTATTGTTGTCAGCATTTTCTGAATCAAACCAGACACACATAGCCTTTAAATCCTCGATGGTAGCCCCCTTGACTTCCTTGCCAGCATCCCAAGAAGCATCCTCATCATCAAGTGGTGTCTTTTTGTAGGAGATTACCCCTTTAATGTCCGTAATATTTTCTTCCTTGCCAGTCGCAGGTTCAAAAATCAAGCAATTATACTTATGGGTTTTCAACCATTTCTTAGCCTCATCTACTGTAAACTTATCAGAACTGAAATGGATAGCCTGAAGCTCAACAGGTTTATCCTCTTCCTGTATTCCCCAAATCGCATGAATGCCACTGCCGAATTTATCATTTTCCCTACGGATGCGGATATATTTACCAGGATCATTTAATCTGCAAGCATGTTCATTGGGATATGGCTTGATATCAATCCTGCTCTCTTCCATAAAGACTTCAATATCTTTTTCCGATAATTCATAAACTGCATCATAGGTATCAAGTTCAATCTTTAAATCCTTTGTATCCATAAACTTGAAATCAATCTGTCCTATTCCTAAAGATTGAGCATCGGAGTTCATCGGCACACCTACAAGGCTATACTCAAGCAATTCCCATTCCTGTATATCACGTCCCCCGTCACTAAACTCTGAGGTTTTTTCCGGTTCGGGGATAAAACCAATTGACCAATTCGGCATAAAACCAGTAGAGGCTTTTTCAAATAATCTTCGACCTGTATCATCAGGGAAAAATTTGGTCTTAGCCATAATGCCTTTATTGTTTTTAAACTCTCCTTGTTTAATCCAGACTGGTTTGGCTATCGGTTCACTTCCCATCTGTGTAAATCCATGAGCAAGCAAAACAACTGGCTTCCCCTTAATCTTCATGCCCGAAGCCCGCATTATGTCCCCGCCACGGTCTTTCTTTTCCGTAGAGATGAAATGCACTATCGTCAAATCATCTTTATTAACCTCTTTTATCTCTGGCTGAAATATCTTTCTTTCGATGTCCATCTTATTTCTCCTTTATTTCTGTATAATATAAAGTACATCTGCAATTGCAGACTTCGGCAGGATCGTTACCCTCACCAGGGGCAAGCATACTGTCTCCACCTACCTCAAATGTTTCATCAATCGGTATCCCATTAGCCCTATATCGTTGATCGGCTTCCAAATGAGTATCTCTTACATGGCTATCCCTTGATGAAAGCCAATGTTTTAATAATTGCTTATCCATCCCAGCTTGCTGTACGGCCTCAAGATCAGAACTATTCAAAGCCGATATGGTTTCAGTCCTTGCTATTAAAGAAGCCCGATATTTTTCCCATGATTCAAACTTTTGCATTAAAGTATCAGCTATCGTCTGCACTGGCTGCCCTTCGGAAAAGCCGTCTCTGAGAATAGCTCGGATGCTATCAAAAGTATTTCCCGTAACCTCTTTTGAGAACATCTCCATCCGATCTCCTATCTTAACCAATGCCCTCGGATCATTAACATTAAAGAAAACACCTGAGACTAAATCTTTCATCCTTGCCTGACCTGACTCATCCCAGAGTATCTTGATAACAGGAGTAAATATGCTACTTATCCTTTCCATCTCTCTCTTTTTATTGATATTTATATCGTCTATGCTCTTATTATTACCATCTGCTATATGCTTCTCTATCTTCTGCCTCGACCAACCTGCATACATACCTGATATGCGCCTGCCGTAATCTCTTAACCTGTCTGTTACCTCATGCTGCAAGATTCTGAAATATCCTTGTGCCTGGCCTAAAACAAGACTTTCTAAATGTTCAGAGCGTCTTACAAATACCTTCCAAGCCATTTCAAGCCTCTCGTCAGTCCAAAAGTCAGTGGTCATTGATTTTTGTTCTGGTTTAACCTCTTTAGCTGGAGGCGGATTATTTGTTGTTCCCATTTGTGTTAATGTGAATGGAATCCAAGGAACATCGCCCCATGGCACTGCCTCAAGTCCTTCTTTAGCCCTTTCCTGATTTACTGAACTATATAAGGTCTCAAGATTCTGTTTTCTTTCTACAAGTTTCTGATCTGTCCTTTCGATGTCCGGTAACTCAAAATCACAAGTCAAACCCTGATCATATAGTGGAAGCATAAATGTTTCTATAGCCTCTTCTATCAACATACACTTCGGCCTCTGGCATTCATTGATAAAA